GGCTACAGAAGTATTGAGTTCGTCATGTATTTGTATCATCGGGACAATCCCGTGCCTATTGTACAAATCAACCATAGCTTTTTTGGTTTGATCTGCCGCTGAACCTTGTATTAACCTATTCAATGCACGATAGGTTCCTGCTCTTTTCATCTCATTCCACGCCCAAGTTTTCTTGGCGTTCTCATAACTCATCATTCTTTTGTCGTGAAAGTCTTTACTCTCCCACAAATCAAATCGACATCTACGACCAAGCAGAGTGTTTATAAATCCGTTTTGTTCTGTGTATCTAGTTGCACGAACAATTATGTTGTTTAAGAAGTGAACATTATCATTGTATTTTTTCTTCAAGGCCTTGGCTTGCTCTGTACTGATATCTAGTGAATCTGCTAGTTTTGCGATCCCCATACCATACATGAGTCCTAGACCTATAGTTTTGGCTTCTTTCCTTGATATTTGCGCCATATCAGCAGTTACTTGATGGAAGTCCTTTCCTTCATGGAAGAACCTAATTAGGGTCTCAGCGCCCTCTAAATCGTGTTTTTTGGCATAATGTACGAGCAATCTAGGCTCTTGTTGAGAATAATCGAGAGAGACCCACTTTTCCCCCTCCTCAGGCAAGAACAAAGATCGTATTTTGGGACCTATGATTTCGTTGCGAGAGGGGACCTGTTGCAAGTTAGGGTTATTCATAGACAACCGCCCACTGACCGTGCCTCCAAAATCTCCCTTGAGTTGATTAATCTCAGCATGAATCCTGCCATCCACATTATGTTTTAGTATGGAGTCAATGAATGTAGTGTGTGCTTTGTTATATTCTCTAGCTACAGATATTGATTGAATCAAAGGATTGTCACTCTCTTTCATCAAAGTATTACTAATCTTAGCTTGTTTATTTTTTTCTGTGAGTTCGTATTTCTCTCCTAGTTTATCAAATACTTTTTGTAAAGATGCTGCTGCATAAATATCTGAGCTACCAATATCTATTGATGTTTCTTTTTTAATATTATAATAAATTTTTTCTTCTTCTTTTTTAAAAAATTTCTTTGTCTTCTCTGCTCTCTCTAAATCAACACGTACTCCTTTCCATCTCATCTCCAAAAGCAAACGAAGTAGATCTGTTTCTAAATTAAACACATCAGTCAATCCTTGTTTTTGTATTTCAACTCTTAAAAACTCCCAAAGTTTTAACGTCAGTCTAGTGTCCTGCTCTGCATAAATTCCTACATATTCCACGGGAACAAGATGCATATTTTCTATTGCTTTGAAGCCATGCTCTTTACCAAAGTCTTCTAAAATATTTCCTTGTTTTCTTTCTCCTAAATAATCTTTAGATAAATTATTTAAACTATAACTAAATCTATTCTCATCTACCAAAGGAGCAGCTATCAAAGTATCATACACTTTAGTGACATCACACTCGACACCCCACCGTCTAAGCCAACCCAAATCATAAACTGCGTTATGGCAAATAATAATTGGATCTTGTTTAAATAATTTTTTTAGCCACTTCTTCACATCCTCTTCAGAAAAATTACCACCTCTTTCGTGGCGCACAGGAAAATATCCATCAAAACCATCAAAAGAAATAGCGACACCAACAACAAATCCTTTGTTTGTGGCCCACCCCCCGCCAAGAGTTTTAATCTCTGGATCATACGTTTCTAAATCTATTGCTACTTGCTCAATATTTGTAATGTCAGGGAAGTTAGGTCTTGTCCATTCTGGTTTGTTTTCTTTTTTTAACAAATCCATTTGTTGTTCAAATATCATCTAAGTATCTCCTCGTATTCATAAGGAGAAGTTGAGGGGACAATATATAAATTTTCTTTTGCTCTAGTCATAGCAACATAAAAAACTCTTCTTTCGTCATCTCTATTCACCCACATGTTATCGTTAATTCTTTTAGATATATCAGAAAATACCACAACATTCTGACTCTCTCCGCCTTTTGCACCATGAATCGTAGATAATTTTATATTAACTTTTTCATCTAAATCATGCCCGCTATTTAGTATTTGTTTAATATATATTCTGTCATATTCTTTTATTCTACTTAAAGCTACCTCCCAAGGTGTGCTCAAAGAAATATTTAGTCCCCACTCTTTTGATAATGTTTCATAAGAAAAATTACCCTCTTGATCCGCTCCAAGTAAACCTTTTTTACCACGGGATACCCCCTCTGATCCTAAAGAAATGTGTTGATACATTGTCTTTACGCTTTGATATGAAAGTTGTTGACCTTTTTGTAACGCTATCCAACCACGATATGCCACCACAACATCAGAGGCTATAGAGAGATAATTATTTTTTTCAAATAAAAAACCTTTATTTTTCAACTCTTCTGCAATGTTATTAATGTAATAATTTGTCCTGCCTAAAATTAACCACTGACCTTTTCTTAAATCTATGCTTTCAAAATTTGTATTTTTAACCTGACCTTTATCCGATCTAGGTTGCCAATCTTTACTAATTCTTTTTTTAATTCTAGACACTAATGTATTTGATTTTAAATAAATTGTTTTAGGTATTCTATATGATTGATTTAACACTTGCAAATGACAGTCTAGGTCAATTAACTTCGAAACATCAGCACCACTCCAAGAATAAATGGCTTGATCGTCATCTCCTGCTAGATAAATAGCTTTGGCTTGTTTCATCATAATCTGAACCATTTGCCACTCATTTGGTTTTAAATCTTGAACTTCATCCACTATGACAATGTCTAGTTTTGGAGACATTTGTATTTTATTAAACTCTGTAATTAAATCTGTGTAATCTTTAATGGTTCTATTTTTTTTAAACAAACGATAGTTTTTGTCTATCTTTTGTAGTCGAGCAAGGCCTCCTTTGACATGTCCGAACTTTCTGAACTCCTCCTCTAAAGAAGTATTTTTTACTCTATATAAATCTATTAAGTGTAGCCCCGACTCTTCTTCTCCCACTACATTCTCCTCTGCCTTGATAGACTGAGATATATCTATTCCATATTCCCTGTAGAAATCTTTGAAGTCTTGCTTTTGTATAATGTCTGTATTAGTGCAGCCCATCCATTGATAGGCTAAACTATGTAAAGTTCTAAACCATTTTAATTCTTTACGAGGAAGTTTAAATTTTGCACACGCTCTATCTATTGCCTCTTGTGTTGCTTTCCTTGTAAAAGAAAAATAACCAATCCTATCTGGCTCACGGCCCTCGGACAACTGCTCTTCAACAATACGTAATAGTGTTGTTGTTTTACCTGTGCCTGGAGGACCTATAATCTTACAAACATTTTTTAAAATGGTATGGTCTCCTCTTTTATTTCTTCTTCAGGCGGTAATTCTACCTTAGTGTTAAACTTATCATTAGGGACCCACCAAACCAATTGACCTTTTTTATTCCCTAATTTTCTTTTGGTGCTATCTCCGCCTAACTCTCTTAGATAGATACCTAATTGAATACCTGTTAGTTGAGCATACCTTCTGTTCTTCATAAATTCTTGAAGTTGATCTAACCTAAAATAAACTTTATTGTCCTCTTCGTCCACGAAACACTGACCATTGAGAATCTCCTCTATATCCACTGCATTGGCTTGATTAGAAATATACCTATTGAGAATAGTTTTAAATTGACCCTCTGGGGTGACCTCAAAGTCGGGCGCCACCTTTATAGCTTTGGACACAATACTTAAAACAAAAGCATCCCAATCATCACGATTCATCAAAGAAGGCATTGATGCAATTTTAGTCAAACACTTCTTTCTGAATTTATGTTGATCGTATAACTCCTCTACATTTAGAACTAGTCTATGCTCATCATTTAATGTGACATGATAAATAGTATCAGCATCATCACCATGTTGAACAACATTTCCGATATCGGTGATGACATTACTATCTCCCACTCCATACTTTCTAATTCTACATTTTGATTTATTACAATAAGAACACATGGGTTGGTCCTTACACTTGTAGCCCCATTCTTTTTTATCTGCTTGCTTAATTATTTTTTCTAATTGTTTGGGAGATAAGGGGTCCTCAAAGTATTTATGGTGAAACTTATGAACCTCTTCTTCATAGTTTTCTCCATATTTTTTCTTAGCAAAGATAGCGTATTGAAATAAAAAACTATCTCTACTGCCCTGTTGAACTTGTTTATTCTCTGTTAAATATGCTTCAATACAAAACGGTGCATCTTTAAACTCTGATGATTCGTTTGTTAAAGATAATTTTTTTAGTTGATCTAAGGTAATAGACTTTTTATCTACCTCTAATAAAAATTCATCTAAGGACAATGCATTGCCCTTATCATTAAAAGCGTGCCTATCAGAATAATCATAACCATTATGATAAGGTAGATTAAGAAAGCTACCCACTTCCCAATCCTTTGTATTGATACCCTCTCTAATTAGTTTGTCTTGCTTTGGAAAAACTTCACAATGTCCTAGCCCCATCAAAGACGCTAACTCTTTAATCTTTTTCTGCACTGCTCCTGCGGGAACATAATCTTTAAAAAATAAAAAAAGATGTGCACCACCACTTTTAGATTTAGTCACAACGAATGGTAAATTTTTTTCTTTAAGTTTGGTAACGATACTTAAATGATCAAGAGGGTATTGATCTATGTCAATGCACCCCCAACGACACTTATCTTCATCGTTTATCGGAAAGATGCCTAAACTAGGCCATGCACCTTTGAGATGATCCTCCCATAGAGTGTCTTCGATTTGTTGCTTATGGATAAAAGATTTACCCTCTGCTTTATTGTCTTCTCGAAAACTCTCACCAGGTTGGAACGTACCATAAGCACGCTCCAACCCTAGAAAGATCTCTTTAAATTTAGAGACCCCTGGTCCCATTAAAACGGAATTTCACCAGATGCGTTTGAAGTTTCAACTTCGTCATCATACTTAGGTTTAACAATACCTTTTCTAACAGACTCATTGAAATTTGCAGCCATATCAAAAGTGTCTTCCTTGTTTAAGAACTCACCTTTGTTGACAACCCAACCATACCAAGAACCTTTATCATTAGATTGTTTGGTGGTAGTCAGTTCGTAGATACGATACCAACTAGGAGCCAAGAAAAGTTTTTTGCTTGTTGGGTTTTGAATGAATTCATTCTTTAAACTATAAGCCCAACTTCTCGCAGCTTTTAATTGTGTTGCTTTCATTGATATGATTGCAGGCTCTGGGGCCACACCACCATTTAAAAGAAGCACATAAAAGTTTGCACATTCCTCTAGGTAGTTTCCGCTCTCAAGACGGAATTTACCGTCATCTCCACGTACTGCGTTGGTCGGTTTATCTTTTGCTGAAAAGATATTGACAGGAGCAGAGGAGCCTTTACCTCTGTCTTGCCATTCCAACCACACTTTTTCATACCCACAGACAACAACTTTGATCCCTTCTTGTCCAGGGTACACCTTTTTACTCACAGAATTTAAGATCATTCCGGCTTTTGCACCTTCAATTTCCTCTAACTCTGGAGACATTTGTGCCAAGACTTTTAATCTTGGCGTTGCGATATCATCAGTGGTGATAGTATCGAGACCTGTACCTGCAAACTTCTCAAGGTTTTCCATGTTCATCGCAGGTAGTTTTTCAGCCTTTGTGGTGACTGCACCATTTGCTTTTGCATTTGTCATTTTTTATTTTCCTATTGTTATTTTTTTCGTTCGATCTTCACTTTTTTAAAAGTGTAAACCCCAAACTTTTCTTGATCAACAGATGTCATCGAACCCTTGGCAATCTGTTCCTCTACTAGTTTGGAGAGTGTATTCCATGCAACACCTTTTTTATTACTAGGATACAGACCACGGTCTTGTAACTCAGTTATAAGATTGCTTGCATCAGAATCTTGTCCACGACCAAAGGTCAACTTTACCTCGTTTTTAATAACATCATCTAGTCCCATTTCTTTCAACCTGGTAAAACAATAATCTTCGTTTTCCATTGTGATGTTTGCACGTAGTTGATCTTTGATAGAAACTTTACTTCCGTCTGTCAGGGTTAAAGATTTAACTCCTGCTTCTTCTATCATTGAAGGGATAATTTCATTTTCTAATTGAAACTCTCTCTCTTCTAACTTCTTTATCTCTGCAGCTTTATCAGCTTTGGCTTGCCTTACATTATCTAATTCAGTACAGGCTTCTCCAATATCAGAGACTTGAGCACTGTCTAAAGAATTTATTTTAGACTGCTCTAGCGCTTTATCTAATAGACCCATTTTATTCTCCTATTTTAATTCTATTGTTATAGGAATATATATAGCACTTTCTCTATCCCATTTCAATACCTTAAAATTATTATTTGTAATTTTTCCTGCGACTGCACAAACTATGCCAATTAATACAGGATCTCCCATCAATAATAAGAAATCATTTGAGGTAAAATCTTTTAATTTTTTCTCAACAGAAAATACAAACCTAGATGAATTTACTTGAACTTGTCTTGGATTTTCAAACATAATATAGGGAGTCCCAAATCTCTCACAATCAGATATATCTCGATAACCTCCTGTGGGTAGTTTCGTATTCGTAGTTACATATACTTTATTCATTTTCTAAAACTTTTTTTATAGTTAAACCTAGCACGTAAGGTATCTGAGGAACAACTGAATTGCCTAAACATTTAAGTCTGTCCACCCGCTTGGATACCCCATGAGCCACTCGACCCACGTCGGGTTCAAACTCCCACCAGGCGCCGATTCTTGGTATGCTACTTCCGTCTCCAAATATTTTTTGTGTCTCAGTTTCGCCATGTTCTCCGTCAATCTCATCCCCATTCCTATCGCTGCCCTCGGTGTCGGCCACATCTTTTGTCCTCTCTTGCGAATGCCCTCTGCTATTTGAACTTCTTCTTGAAGAATTTTCCCTCCCCTCCCATTCGGTCTGCTCCCAGGATTTGATGCTCTCGGAGTTGGCCACATCTTCACCGGCTCGGGACTCTGTGAGTCTTTCACTGCGGTTATCAGATTGATCTGATGGTTCTTTTCCCTCAAATTCTTTTGACTCCTGGGTCCCCTCTGTCCGTCCCAAGCGTTCGGAGTGGGCCATAGAGATCTGTGCTCCACTTCGCTCGCCAATCCCCTCGAATGTCTTTTGTGTTTGTTCGGGCTCTTGTCCACGTAAAAACTGTCGTTGCATCTCGTCGGAGTGGGCCATAATCCAGACTCTTTCTCTTTTGTGGTTGGCGCCGACGCTAGCAGCTGAAATACTAAACGTCCTTGCGGAGTAACCTTCACTCTCCAAGTTCTCGAGTACGGTGTCGAGACCGAGTTTAATGTGTCCACCAACATTTTCTCCAATAACCCAAGTTGGTTTGAGTTCTTTGATAAGTCTAAACATTTCTGGCCAGACGTGTCTCGGATCTTGCTCACCTTTTTTTCTACCTGCGACGGAGAAAGGTTGGCAAGGATATCCTCCTGTGATGATGTCAACGGTATTAATTCCATCTGCTTTAAGTCTTTCATAATTTAACTCCTTCACATCATTATAAATTGGTACAGTTGGAAAATTTTTTTTTAAAACTTGTTGGCAATAGTCATCAAAATCACAAAAAGCAACTGTCTTTGCTACGCCCGCAGATTCTAATCCTAAACTAAAACCGCCAATACCACTAAATAAATCTAAGTGTGACAACATTCTATAATTATATAACTATGATAGATAGATTATTTCCTATAAAATTTCAAGCATGAAATATTTTATGATGCTTTGGTTGTGTATAAATGATCCTTTTACTTCTTTGGAAAACACCTGCATCCAGGAAATAATGCCTACACCCTTTGATACTTTACAAGAATGTGCCTTAGCTGCGAAACAAACCTACGAGATGATGAAAGCAGATAGACTATACTTAACCACATTTTGTAGTAAAAAAGACTTGACAGTAATATAAACAATCCTATATAAAGAACTTAGAAAGTTTTTACTAGTTATGTATCCGAATTTTAAAACGAAGCCGTTTAATCATCAATTACAAGCATTGGGTTGTAGTTGGGAAAAAACAAATTTTGCCTACTTCATGGAAATGGGGACAGGCAAATCAAAAGTATTGATTGATAATATTGCCATGCTTTATGATGCAGGTGAGATTAATGCAGCAGTTATCATTGCACCAAAAGGTGTATACCGTAATTGGGAAAGATTAGAAATACCCGCACATCTACCTGATCATATTGAAACTAGAGTGACCACTTGGGTGGCACCGAGTTCTAGAAAAAAAGAAGACCAACAAAGTTTAGATAAGTTGTCTAATTCTTTTGAAGGATTAGATATTTTTTTAATGAATGTCGAGGCCCTAGCTCATCAACCTGCGGTGCAGTTTTTGGAGAAATATTTATTAGGTACACTAGCAATGTTAGCTATAGATGAAAGCACCACGATTAAAAGTCCAACTGCGAAACGCACAAAAAATATTTTAAAAGTTTGTAAAAGAGCATCTTACAGAAGGATATTGACAGGATCTCCTGTCACTAAAAATCCTTTGGATTTATATTCTCAATGTCAGTTTTTAGATGAAGACCTTTTAGGTTTTAGTTCTTACTACGCTTATAAGGCTCGCTATGCTATCGAAGTAAAACGACATAGTTCTACTCATGCTTTTCCTCACATTGTTGGCTTTCGAAACTTAGACGAACTATCTGTAAAGTTGGGGACCTTTTCGTTTAGAGTATTAAAAGAGGATTGTTTAGATCTACCTTCGAAAGTTTATCAACCTCGATATGTTGAGATGACTAAAGAGCAGGAGAAAGCGTACAATGATCTATCGACTTTTGCCATTACTCAACTCGACCAGGATATTTTATCAGTCACAAATACAATGACAATGCTTCTAAGACTACATCAGATTACTTGTGGTTATCTACCCACGGACGACGGACAATCAATACCTTTGAAAAACAATAGACTTGATGAGCTGCTAAATGTAATAGAAGAAACAGAGGGTAAGATTATTATCTGGGCAAACTATCGACAAAGTATTTTTGATATACAAAAAGCATTATCAAAAAAATATGGAGAAGAAACTGTGGTGACTTACTTCGGTGATACTAAAGATAAAGACCGACAAGATATCGTAAAAATTTTTCAAGACAAAGATAGTGATGTCAGATTCTTTGTGGCTAACCAACAAACAGGTGGCTATGGACTAACATTGACCCAGGCACATACTGTTATCTACTTTTCAAATAACTATGACTTAGAAAAAAGAATTCAATCAGAGGACAGGGCGCACCGTATCGGTCAAAAGAATAATGTGACTTATATTGATTTGATATCTGAGAAAACTGTTGATGAAAACATTGTAAATAGTCTCAGAAACAAGATTGATTTAGCATCACAATCGTTAGGTGAAAAACTTAAATCTTGGTTGATAGAAGGAAAAAAGAAAAAAACTTGACAATAACGATAGGAGATACTATATATTATCTTAGAAATACAGGAGAAATAAAATGGGCAGAGTAAAAGAACTAGAGATGGAAATAGAACAAGAACTAACAGGAACCTTTTCAGTTTTTGATGAGTCAATGGCAAAAGCCAATGAACTTCCAGAAACAAAAGGCTACCACAGATTAACTAAAGAACACAAACAACAGTATGAAACAATGATTAAAGATATGCAGGAGTTTTATACTCTTTTAGAGGATTATGCGAAGGGAGAAATAGTATGACCGACATTGCGAAATATAAGTCAGTTATTGTGAGGGTGGAGACTCATAAGAAGTTAAAAAAACTAGCAGGGAAAGATAAGAAAATATCAGGCATCCTTTCTCAATTAGTGGATAAAGAGTATGAAAAAAGAAATCAAGTTTAATATAACTCAAAAAGAAAAAGAGAAATTTAAAGAGACTATGATTAAGATTATTGAATCTAAAATTAAAAATGGTGCGGAGCCTAATCTAGAATACGATAAGGAGAAAGGTTCTGCACATCATTGGCTATCAGAGTTATGGGCCATGGCAGAAGTCCAAGGGGAAATAAATTCTTTGAGAAGCTGCAGACAAATATTAAACAGTGATCTTAATGAATTAGATGATTTAGAGAAATTAGGTAAAAAGAATATGAATAGGATCCTTCATTAGTAATGAGGAGGAGGCACCTACAAGATCTCCGCAGGTCTTTTTTCATTCATAATCATGGTGTCTCCTCTTGATTACTGATAGCGAGAATCAGTAATATCTCTGAAGTCTACCTCCCAAACAGATGGATGAGATCTGTTTTGCTCTCGCATGAAATCCAGGGGTGTAATGCCCCTGGTGAAGTTTCGATCGGTAGGGATTTTGACAATTTTATCCTACGCCTAGAACGATCGGATGGTACGTTGGGTCCACACCCGTCCGTGAACAGCGGGTGCAATGTACGAAAGACCCGCTTACGGGGCATTAGTCATTGTTGACTAAAAACTTCTAATCCCAACAATGGCCTCCTTTCTGCCGTGAGCGGGTTCTTTTTTGCTTGACTTTTTAATATCATTTTATCTAAAAAAAATATATAAATACCTATATAAGCGGGAGCATTTCCCTGTTTCGATCTCCCGCTTTAACAAAGGACAACGATATGTTGAACGATATAAAAACAAAAATCGTGCTATCTGTCCAAAGACAACAGATGTACGACCCGGTATTGAAAGATACAGTAGGTAAAGTCTTGGTGACTTTTTCTGACGGGGAAGTGAATGGCTATCTAGAAGAGGATTGGGATAACTTATTAGACCAGGTGGACTCTATGCTAGAACAGGCTTTTATTGTAGAGCCGAAGGCTTTTCGACCTCAGTTAGATTGACGATTATAACTAAGATTTTCTTTCTCTTTTTTTGCAGGCTCATCCTCGCCACAAAGACACTTGGCTTTGGAGATCTCAATGGATAATTTGTTTTGTAAAGAAGCTATCATTAGATTTCTAAGCTCAAACTCGCTTATTGCTTTGTGGTTTAGATCAAATTTTTTCATGAGAACTTTTATTATATCAAACTTCTCAAGTCAATATCTATAGTAAAATTTAAATAAATTACTTGACTTTTATACTAAATACTCCCAACGCACTTTACCTGCATCTGACTGTAAGATACTTCTTTTCCTTGACTTTGTCGTCCAATCGAGTAAGGGAACATCACTTGCGGGGATCCAATTAGACGCTTTATAAATGGTTCCATGATGAACGTCTTTGTCTTGATAAGAAATTAACTTTACCAGGTCTGGAAACTTTACTTTTATTCTCTTAATCATCTGAGAAATAGTAAATGTTGCGGTGTTTTTAGGGCAGACATCTGATAATGCAAGTCTTCTTAGCTCTAAAATCTTTTCCCCATCTTTAAATCTATTGGCTGCCACAGGAGAAGACCATATGCCCACGCCTATGATCGCTTGTTTATATTTAAAAACATAACAGACATATTTTTTATTTCTAACGACATTCGACCAATGGATATCTGGTAATCGAGAATGCCATAGTTCATTTAACATACACGCAATTTGCGCTCTTGTTTCTTCAATTGTAATTTCTTTTAATTCTATATTCACAATATAGTTTTTTTATCCACGATCCACTGACCAGGGATCACTTGTACCCGACCGACGTCATTATCCATCTTATTAGAGCCGAGATCCGCAGCGATAATGGTATAGTTTTCGTTCTCATCAATAACATAGCCCACAGAAGTGACTTCGGGAGGCCTAATTTTGAGCGCCTCTTCAAAGGTGTGCCAACCTGATGCCATTTCATATGCATCTAACCATTTAATTTCATAGAGTTTACGCCTGGAATCAGTTTGAGTTGCTCCCCCAACTTGTCTGCGTTCGGATGTTTTATCTTTGCGAACCAACCCTCTTCTCCTTTGACGTGTGTAACTGAATCAATACCATGTTTTGCCAAACCTCTATAACAACCCTGCTTCACTGAATCTAACCTTACATCATCACCGACCATAATGCCACCCTCCATTACCTTGGGCCACCAATTGTAAACGTCTTTTTCCACCGCCTCTAGCGTGTGGTCGCCATCAATAATTACTGCTGCAACGGAATTTGTAGCAAAAGAATCAAGAATATTTTGATTATCTGATCTATTGACATGAACTATGATCCTTTCATCCTGGATATAATCATCTAAATTTCTCATGAACTCGTCGTACATAGGGCTTAAATTAACCTCAGCGTGTTCCATTCCTGAGCCTTCAAAAGTATCAATGACATGAACTTTTACTTTGTGTTTACCAGCATAATCCAATCCGTCCATTAAAAATCTTGTGCTTCTACCTGCAAAACAACCGATTTCTACCACATTTTGACCATCATCTACATATTTAACTATGTTCATGTAGGCGTCGTGCATGTTAAACCACCCAGGTATATCTAAATATTTATACATTCTTTTTTGTCCTTTCGTTTAGTTCCATGGCAGCTCGAAGCATAACTTCTTGCATATTTGTAAAATAATTTTTACCCATGAGCTTCTCGGCCTGTTTTCTAGCCTCTCTTTTACGCCCCATTTCCATTTGATGTCGGAGTGATCCTCCACGATCACCTCTGTTTGCTTCTTGTATACTTCCCTTTTTCCCTGTCATTGTCTTGATCCTCTCTAATTATTCCATATTCTCTTGGTAAGTCCGCCCCTGGTATCCACCAGGGAACACGGACCCACGCATACTTTTCTAATAAAAGTTTTTTTATATGATCGTAGTTATACTTCATTAAGTCTTTTTTATTTCCTCCATCATATCATCATCAAAGTCATCTGTTAGATTTTCTATGGCCTTAACTCTGATACCTGGTTTAAAGGTGTATTTAATAACATTTCCGTCTTTATCAACCACCTCTTCACCTTCATCATCTACTTTATAGAAGGTGATCTCGTTTATTAGGTATGTCATATTCGATCACCACTTGGTGTGTACTCTGGAATATTTACACTATCGGTTAATAAATATCTGTCTATATCCACAGTCGCAATCCTTTGTCCTTCCTCGTGTCCTTCTTTGTCTGCCTCGTAGCCAAACCCGTCATCAAACTGATCGTCTCCTACTATTCTTATGGCACCGCTGATATACTCTGTAATGCTATCCCAGGTGTCTGCCGAATATTCTAATGTTTTATAAACATAATCATAAACGATTATATGCTTATTGTTAAGATGTATCATCAGATGTTCGAACCCGCCACCGCTATAGTGAGAATAAATTTCTTCGATATTATCAAAGATATCTTTGGTTTTGGTATATTGATAAAAAACTTCATTCTCATCAATAAAGTTTACTAGTTTGATTACATTTTTGTAATCTCTAAATGTTGCTTCTACTTTCATTACTTACCCCCTTTCACATAATATCCTGGAAGTGAACTTTGAATTCTGAACGCTTCGTTTATATCTTTGAAAGGGTAAGCACCCATTCCCATAGGATCGTCTTTCTTTTGAACATAGTAAAATACTACTAGTTCCCCCAAACCATTGTATTTTGGTATTCCGGATACATGGTGTGTATCATTTTTAATCTCGAAGCGATCTGCCCCTCGATAGTTTTTGTACTCGTATACTTCGAATGTAGTCATTATTCTGCCTTTCTTTTTTTGGGATTAAACAATTCGTCATAGGTAAACTGCTTTGACTCCTGCTCAGAACCGAAAAATATATGAATGTATTTATCTTTATTTTTATCTATATATTCTTGCATATCCTGGATTACATCCTCTTTTTTATCACCTATAAAAGTAGAAGACTGCATTTTGCCAAATTTATCTTTGACTTTGATTGTTATATCCATTTCTATATGGGATTTTATATTAATTTGTAGTCGTGGTCAATGATTAAAGTAAGTAAAGGAGGGAACAAAAAGTGATTGCGAAAGGATAAACAACCACGAACCACTGACCACGGAAGAGTAGTTTACTATAGAAGAACCATTGACTCAAAATAAAAAAAAAATAAAAAAATATTTCAAAATCCGTTCTTCCGGTCTTCCAAAGTATATTTAGTCAATAAAATCAGTAAAAGTAGCATTAAAAAAGGGTCTTCCAACCGTTCTTCCGAAGAACAAAGTATTCTTCCAAACCTCTAGTTGAGCAACCTTCTCAATATTTGTTAAGTTTTTACGTTGATTTTAAATAAAATGTTCTTTATAGAAAATAACTATGAAACTAAGAAGTCCAGGAGATCCAATAGTTTTGACAAAAGAACTATCAGAGATGCGGGATAGTTTAACGCCAAAGCAAATAGAATTTGCTCATCATATCGTGGCTCAAGAGAATAGGAAAACGGCCACAGAGTGTGCAATCATGGCGGGGTATTCTGAAAAGACCGCTAGACAAATAGCGTCTCAATTACAAAATCCTAGGGATTACCCCAGGGTTCATGCTTATATCAGAGCATTACAAGAGGATCTTTGGAACAAATATAAAATATCTCCGGCTACACATATGCGTAGGCTACATGAAATTGGTCTTCGTGCAGAAAATCCAGATAGTAAAGATATAAATGAATTTGATATGAAACCTGATTTAAAAACTGCTTTGGCTGCAGAGATTAGCAGAGGGAAGGCTGCAGGATATTATGAAAAAAAAGAAAAAGTTAAAGATAAAAGTATTGATGGCTTATCTTTGGAAGAGGTGACCGAAATGCTATCCAAAATGAAAAAAACAGTGATTATTGAAAGCACCCCTACTGAGGAGGACAATGGATCCGAGACAATACAAGGGAACGATCAGCGAGAACAAAGCGATCAACAAATTTCTTGAAGAAGGTTATCTGGTTTTCAAAAACATTTGCGAACAAGGACCAATAGATATTGTTGTTGTTAATCCTAAGAGTGGTAAGTGCTTCTATGTTGATATTAAAACATCTCTTGGGAGTAGAGTTGTAAATGGTAAAACCGTTGGAGGGAGTGGCAACAAACTTAAACCACAACAAAAAAAACTTGGAGTGCGACTTTGCCTCGTCGAAGGAGATGAAATCCGGATTGTTGAGAAAAGAGAAACGATTAGTAAAAGACAGAGAAAAGAAAAAAGGTTCCTCAATAAAGCGAGGAAGGGAGTCAACCT